CATGAGTGATAAAGAAATATTTGATGCTCTAAACATTAGTGAAAGGTCACCTATGGCTAAACAAATGATTGCTAATTTACGACAAAAAAGTAGTGATTTGAATACTCCTTTGGCTGTAGCGACAATAAAAGACATCATTACTCATGGTAACATAAAGGATATTCGTGGTGTGAATATAGAAGATTTACACCATAATGAAGAGTTAGCAAATAAAGATGAAGGTGAAGTATCTGACGAAGAGTTATTCTATCATAAACTTCACAATTCAGATTATCATACAGCATTGATGGATTCTCAAACAGCATTCAAAGAAAGTGATTGGAAGGGCCACTTTGCACACGCTGTACCACGCAGAATGATGGGAATGTTAAATCCTCAACAATTCGATTTTAGTATGCAAGCCGCAGGTATTGGAATGCTTACAGGTGATGTACATAATATGCAAGGTTTACAAAGAAAAGGTAAAGATAAAGTTTCAAGACAAACAAGAAACTATCTTGATACTGTAGTACATTATAACCCAACTGCCGAAGAAGATGAGTTTGGGCTTTTCACTCCACCTAATGAATTAGTTGAGTCGGCAGGTTTGAGAATGGGTGCAGTAGGCGCACCAAGTCCTAACAATCATTCTATCATGGACACCTTTGACAGTGGTGCTTGGCATGGAGGGCATGAATGCAATCCTAATGTCGGTTGTGATTTTGATTCACAAGGTAATATCGTGGCTGGTACTAATCCCGGCCCCGGTTTATTCTATGGTGTACCTGAAGAATTACTTGATGTAGCACACGGTAAAGGTAATTGGAATCAAGTTTGGGAGAATGCACCACCTCCGCAATACACACAACCCCCATTCCTAAGTATGAATTATGATACATTTGAAACACCAAGTGAAGTACCTACTCGTATTGCTATGAGTGAAATGACTGAAATTATTACTTCACTACTTGACCCTGACATCTTACTCACTAAGAGTGATGAGGCCGCTTGGTCACCAGCAGTAAGACCGATGCACCGTATATTCGATATGAAAGACCTTGAACACTTGAAAGGATTTAGCGGCTCTTGGGTTGTAAGTAAATGGTATGATGGTCAAAGAGTTATCATTGTGAAGAACGGTGACGAAGTTACTGCATACAATGAAAGTGGTAAAAAGAAGGGACTTCGTAAGGCTACAAAAGAAGCGTTGGGTAAAATTAACGATAATAATTTCACCATAGATGGTATTCTTGGTGAAGAGGATTTGAACATCATTGACATATTGAACTATGATGATAACAATATATCTGACATGCAATTGTATGAAAGGCTGAAGATATTACGCTCTCAATTTGAAAGCCACGAAAATGTCATTGTACCCGGCCCTCACGATACAAGAATGACAGATGATGAAGGGCTTGAAGATTCAGTAAATAACCTGAAAGAAGAGCATGATAACATATTACTTAGAGATAATAAGTCCACTTACATGAAGGGTGAAAGACGACATCCTAAGTGGGTACTGTATCGTAGTAGTAGAGATTACAATTTCATTATTCTTGATAGAAGGGGTAAGGGGCCATATACCTACCAACTTGGTGCTGGCCCTATCAATCATGGTGAAGAGTTAGGTAATAGGGCGATTGAGCATGATGGTAATTACTACATGGATGTAGGTACTGCACATAACCAACAAAAGGTATTCAAGATTGGTGACATAGTTAGAGCATCCATTACAGGTGTTACTAAGAAGAATAGAAAAGAGCGAGCAGTTTACAATGTACAATTCAAAGAAATAGAAAGTGAGGGTGAAGGAGAAGGGGCTGCAAGTGTAGAATCTCTCGATTTACTCACTAAATCGTTTGCACCAATTCTTATTCCTCACGATATTGAAGTTGATGATAACCATATTCAAATCATCATAAAAGATATTGATGTGGTAAATTATTCTTATGAGCAATTAAATAACGCATGGTATATTCATTCACCTACAAGTGCTATTGGTTCGTTAAAGAAAACAGATTATCCTGTGGTATTGGCAGAAAGTTTGCTACCGTTTTGGTCACCTGTAGCACCTTTAATGATAACAGGCGATATAAGAAAAAAAGATAAATTAGAAATGCCAAAAAAACCAACTGATGAAAAAATAGAAGAGCAAAGTGTTGGTATTTTAGAGGCTGACGATGAGGATAAAATTATCAAACCTGAAAATAAGAAAAAGGCTTTGGAATTAATAGTTCGTGCATTAGATGCAATTGCAAAAGAAAAAATGACTTGGACAGGGCCAAAAGGACTCGGAATTGATGTTGGTACACCTCAAGAATCACCTCGTGGCCCCACCCAACTAAGAAACGAATCTACCCTACCTGATTTCGATGGCGAAAAGAAAAATAATGGTGAAAAGAAAGAAGGTAAAAAAGAGCGACTGAATCACATTCAAGTCAGTACGAATGAAGGAGAGAATCTTTCTATAGACTATGACAATGACCAGCCAATAGTGTCTCAAAGTTAAAGTTAGGTATAAATACCATTACAAGCACTTCTTGTGGCAATGTTGGCGATTCAACGACCCACTGAAGGTATTGCTCTTCTCAAGAGTGGTTCCGATTTGGTAGTTGCTGGATATGCTTCTGTGGAATTGGTAGACAAACAAGGCGACCTAATTACTCAAGGTGCTTTGAATGATGCTTTTGGTAACTTTATGAAGAGTGACAGATTCCGCAATGTGCAATTAGCACATTCTAATATACAAGTAGGAGAAGTAATTGACTCCTATGTAGATAACAACGGCAGAATGTGGAAGTCCGAAGTAGACGACACAGGAATGTTTGTTGTAGTTAAACTCCGTAATGACATCGAGAAGGCTCGTGAAGTAGCCGCAGAAATCCGCAAGGGTAACCTTCGTGGGTTTTCAATTGGAGGCCAAGCATTCAAAAGAGTGCGAAGGTCTGATTTTGAAAAAGGCGACTATCAAGAGATTTCAAAGATGGAGTTGCATGAGATTACTATATGTGAAAAAGGGATTAACCCTGAAGCACAATTTAGGATTTTGAAGGAGGATAAAACAATGACTGACACAGATATGAGTAGCATTATGGAAAGGCTTGAAAAGAGGCTTGACGAGTTGGAGAAGGGTGAAATGCCACCCGGACTCAAGGAACACATGGCGGATAAAAAAGAATCCAAAGGTGATGACGAGCCTAAAGAAGAAAAGAAAGATGAAGAAAAAGAGGATGATGACAAAATGTATATGAAGGGCGATGAATACAGCGATGTAATTACTTCTGAATACCTAAGTTGGATGGAAGGAACACTGAAGTCTGCTGGTATTGATACAGATGCAGCAAGACTACACTTTGACAATTTGGAAAAGGCACAACTTGGTGGTTTTGACAATCCTGACGCAGTAGACGGTGCTGACTACTTTGGTGGTCAAGTCCGTGGCCGTGGACAGGAAGGTGGTTCACCTTCAACCGGTGCAATCAACGCAATCACAGCAAGCGGCGGTAAGACACCATCCGGTGCGCTTGGCCCTGCTACATTATCTAAGGGTTACCTAAACCACGGAAATGTTTCTGACTCTGACATTGAGGCTGCATACGAAGTCTACAAGGCAGCAGCACAAGAGCAAAACTTCCGCAATGACCTTGAGGGACACTTTGCAAACAGATTTAACCAAGAAGTTGAAATTGCAAAGGCACAGCAAGAAAAGGCTGCATTTGATGCAAGAGAGCCACTATCAGAGATTATGAAAACTCTTGAAACTCTTAACGAGAGAATAGACAACATCGGCACAGGCGGAGTAGCAATACAGAAGTCTGCCGGTTCAAACATTGAGATTCCTTCCACACAGGATTTGGCAAACATGGGTTGGGATGAAGTCCACGCCCTTGCTTCAAGAACTATGAGGGGAGAATAAATAAAATAAGGAGATGAGAAAATGGCAAGAGATTATATCAGGAACATTCACGACATGGAACGCTACTACTACGGTGCTGGCAATGCTATGGGCTATTCCTACTCAGGTAGTGAATTGCTCAAGGCAGATGCGCCAATGCTGAGTACAACTGCGGGTACATACCAAGCGATTTATGGTCGCAAAGTATGGTCACAGTTGAACCAAGAGTTTAACGCATTCTCTATCCTACCAAAGCGACCTTGGGAACGCAGTGGTTGGAGAGTAATTACAGGTCGCCCATCGTTTGGTGTTGGTGGCGGTGTAGCAGAAAACGCTACTCTACCGGACACAACCAAGCCTACTTTTGAACACATTGCTGCAAAGCCAAAGACAATCGTACACACATTCGATATGTCTGAAACTGCAATGTTCCTTGCTGACAAGGATGACGGACTTGGTGACATTCGTGCTATCATGAAAGAAGAAATGGGTAAGCACCACGCTGAACACATTAACAAGATGCTAACCACTGACAAGGCAACTGTCGCTGGAAATGACTTTGAATCACTTGACAGAATCACCACCGGTGCTTCTTCAGGAAGTGCAGAAGATATTTACTCCATTGACAGAAGTGCTTCTTCTTGGTCATTGGCAGAACACAATGAAAACAGTGGTACTGACCGTGTACTTTCACTTGACCACCTTGACGACCTATTCCAAAAGATTTGGACTCGTGGTGGTAATCCAAAGGTTATCCTAACAGGATATGATACTTTGATGAGACTACAGCAACTTCTACAGAGCCAACAGAGGTTCATGGAAGAGAAGAGAGTCACACCTACTTACAACGGTGTTAAGGGTGTACCGGGTATTGAGGCTGGATTTATCGTAGCAACATACAACGGTGTACCAATTATTCCTTCCAAGGATGTACAGGCTGACACAATCAGTAGAATGTACTTCCTTGATACTGACTATGTTTACTTCAGTACAGCAATTCCAACACAATACTTTGAGTCCGGTATTGAAACAGGCGACCCATTCGCTATCAACCGCCTTGGACAAGAAGGTATGTACCGCACTATGGGAGAGTTATGGACTACTTTCTTTGGAGGTCATGGTTCCATCCGTGACCTAAAGTGAGGTTGTTTGGAGATAATTAAGGAGATGAGAAATTATGACAACAGAGACAAAGACACAAAAGGGATTGACAATATCTTTCGATGATGGAGATTTTACTTCAGGCACAGTTTCGGTTCTTTTAGACCTTGACTTGCGAACAGGTACTCCTGTAGATGAAACAGGTTGGCTTGATGGAAACGCTGGTGGCTCTTATCCGGGTACACTTGCTGGATTCAATGCAGCAAACACTGATGGTAATGCAGTAGGTTCAATGAGATTAGTGCAAATTGCATTCACATTGGCTGACGCTGCCGAGCAAGTATTGGTTCTAAGTGCAGGGGCTTCAAAGATTATTGGTGTACTTGGTACTACTTTCGCAGTAGCCGACAAGACTCTATCTGCTACCTTCACTAACACAGGACTTGCACCTGCTGCTAAGACAGGTGGCTCAGACCCATCAATCGTCCTTCACGGAGAAGCGGCTGGTGCTGGAACTGTAACATGCGTCTTGCTTAACTGAAGGTGATTAAGTGCCTACAGTAACCTTTCTTGGGCCTTTTTATGAAAGGCGCAGAGCAGACACTATTGGCCCTTGGTTAAGGGGCGAAGAAGTGGAAGTTAGCCAAGATTGGTTAAACGAGTGGCGACACACCCTACCCTTGTCACGCTTTTTAATAGAAGGTGATGAGGGGGGTGAGTCCCTTGATGATGGTGATGGTATTCCCGACCCCGGTTGGAGTCGAAGAGATATTTTAGAATGGCTCGCAGACAACAATGTAGATATAGGCAGTGGGTATGTCACTAAAACAAGGGCACTTGAACTCGTAGAAGCGCACTTAAATCCAATAGAAGAAGGAGTAGAATAATATGGCAGTAACAATAGACCCAAGACCGACTTATTTCGGTGACAGAATGATAGTAACAGGTTCATTTGGTGCAGGTGATACATCAATCGCATTGGCAGATTTGCTAATAGAAATAGATGCAATTATCGTAAACTTTAATGCAGCACAACTTTTGAAACACCAAGATGTAGATATTGCAGGTGGTAATTCATTTGCAGCAGTTGTAGGTGCATCAGAGGACATCGCAACATTTAGTGGTACTACAATCACAATAGAACCACCACTAACAGGTCAAACTACTAATCCGGGTACATTCTTAGTAATTGGTCGCCGTTCTTGAGGTGACGACCAATGGCAAGTCTAAGTAAAGTAGCCTCTAAGGTAGTAGGCCCACTATCTCCAAAGGAGTTTAGTGACGCTTCCGCTTTGCAAACAACAATCAATACCGCTATTCAAGCGGTAACGGGTGCAAGTGCAACTAACGCTATCTTAGGTACTGAGTGTATCACAGTTCTCGGTAACACATTTATTGTAGTCTTATACCAACTCTCTTGAGGTGAGTGGTGTGGGATTCGATGTTAGAAGTATTGACTTATCGGATATAATGCGTGGCTCAAAGCAGGGCACTAAGTCCGATTTGAGTTACAATAGTAGTACGGTTACCAATTCTGATAAACCATTAGCAGGTGTTACGAATGCACAGCGTAAGCGTAATCGTGATATAGGCGATGTGTTAAACATCGGTGCAGGTACGAGATGCACTCACTGCGGTTTCCTACATTTTCTGTGGAGAGAAACCTGTGGTGCGTGTGACAAACCTATGGAATACAACTTAGGACACAGAGATGAAAAGAAAAGGATGTGAAGTCTATGTATAAAATACTGATAAAAGCAATGCGACCACATAGACAGAAGGTTCTAACTGCACAGGGTGAAGAAAAGCGATTGCAACAGTGGGCTAATCAGTTAGCCGCACAGCAATTAAGAGGGGATGGTCAAGGTGCTTCGGGAGAACAGTTTGAGCAAGCAAGGGATGCACTCATGCGAGAAGCAGTAATGAGTCCTGAAAAACACGGACTAAAGTTCATGGGTGAAAGAGTACCGTTTGAAGGCCAAAGACTTTCAGAAGAGTTGAGTGAGGCTGACCCTGAAGGTGAGGCTGCTGCAATTGACAGTCAGTTTGCACCCGAAGAAAATGAAGAGTTTTTTGAGGCTAATAATACTGTAAGGGATAACAGTGATTATCACAGTAAATTATTCGATGAGCAAGGCAATCTTCGTAGCACTCTAAAGCCCGATGAAGAAGAAGAGGCTGAGAATACTAAAACAGAAAGGCAACATGTACCTATGGATGCTGACCATCCTGATTATTTCAAAACATCAAGACAAGTCGCATTTAGAGATGCTTGGAGTTTGTTAAAACAAGGGCCGTATGATAGTGAGGGCCGATATTTAGAACACAAAGACATTGCCCTATGCCCGCAAGCCAAAGCGTATCTTGCAAGTGGTCAAAGATTGGATAAAGACCCAAACTTTTGTAACAGTTGTGATTTCTGCCATGGAAAGTGAGGGGGTGTAAAGTGTGCCAATGGTATTCAGCCCCGGTGAGCCTGAAACAAGGCCACTTTATCCTGATGAAGTAGCGTACACTACAGCCCAAAAAGTAGCAGACCTCCTTGAAATTAGCGCACAAGACGCTATACTAATGAGTGCTGATGCTGACACAGATGCTATTTACATTACAGGAAATGAATACCGAGATGTAGGATTTAGCGTAGGTGACAAGATTCGTATTTACAGTGATGCTGACCCATTCGGCCACGATGATTTAGAAATTACCGCTATAGGTAGGGGTGCATCTTCTAAATCAGGTCATGTTAAAATTACAATTAGCGGTGCTTCATTAACTACTGCTGATTTTCAAGTAGCAGACAACGGGTATGTACAAAACAAAGCATCGTTTACCAATGGAAGAACTCGTGGATTAACTAAGGCTAAGGTAGACCATGTGATTCTAAAAATGCAAGACCGCATAGACAACATGACTCGCAATGCTTGGCGACCTTATCTTGTCAGTGCTGAATACATTAACTTCGATACATACAAGCCATACAGAAGGCGATACTATACTGACTATGTAGGTACAAGCCCACTTCTATTCCGTAATGTACAGCAGATGCTTCGCATAGAACTATGGCAGGGTGACGATTATCGTGAGATATGTGGTGCTGAAGTCAGAATTAAGTTTGATGATGTATCTAACTTAGCCTCTTCAGCATTATATTTGTCAGCCGGTAACGGTAGTGTTGCTACATTAGCACAGGGTACAGGTACTAATCAATGGAGAGATGATTTTGATGCAACCACTGTCGCTCAAAACTTTGCAGACCTAATTAACAAAGAGGATAGAGTAGGGAAAACAGCAGCCGAGTTTGCACCTGCATTTACATTGGAAGGCTCAACTTCTAATGTAGCAGTAAACAATGAGTTCTTAGCATCAGCAAACGCAGACTATGGCACAGGTATTGTAAAACTGACATCTATGAGAGCAGTAAAAGCCGGTGAAGTTTGCAGTATTGTAAGTACATCTTCTGATATTGCCATAAGTCAAGGGCAAGATAACAGTACCACATTTACAAGTCTTGATTCTACAACTATCAATGTAGCATCTACTACAGGGTTTGCAAACGCTGGTGTGGCTATAGATACAAGTGGTGATGTTTTCCGTTATACAGGCAAAACCGCTACATCATTTACCGGATGTGTAGCAGTAACAGGTAGTTTAGGTGCTATTACAGGAACTATCACGCAAACTACTTTCTTAGTAGATTTGCAGGGGGGTTCAGCAAGTGGTGACAACGCAAGACTTCGTGATTGGTGGCTCGACCACGAAATGGGTATTGTGTACTTCAATAACTCGTACCCATTCTTTGAGTGGAATGCAATCAAAGTAGCGTACATTTATGGTGAAAGATATGTCGAAAAAGCAATTGAAGATATATGCACCAAGATGGTTGCAATTGAATTACTAATGTCAGATGATAGAAGTGTACTAATTCCTGAAGGCACACAGAATATTGACCTTGCAAGCAAGGTGCAATTATATCAGGCTGA